TGGTGAAATGGTAGACCGGGTAATTAGAATACCAATTAACTCCAAATCAACAATAGAATTGGTATATGCAGCCTCCTTCACATCAAAGAAAAACTCTTTCTCTGTATACTCACTCCAGTGAGGCGTGCCATCTGTATCGTATACCATACCCCATCGTGGCGTAATACGTTGTAACGACTCGTACGACGGCTTGTTCTTAAACAACGTCTCCGTCTTTGTGAGCTCAATAAGAACAGTCTGCTCAAGCTTATCAAACTTCTGTTGTACTGACGCCTCGGGAAGAACTGTAAGTTTACTATTCATTCGTAGACGTACACCTAGCCGTGTAGGGCTCGCCATCGGTACATAGAAATAAACACTGTTGCCATCAGCGCGACGTTCCGGGACTCCAAACATTGGTTCTGTTTGGAACTGCGATGTACGTTGAAAAATAGTTCCGCACCCCATTTCAATGACGAACGGATCGCAGAGAGACCGGTATACAGAAGCAACTGGTGATTTAGCAGAACATATAGGCGATAAAGTACTGTTGTTATTGAAGTCTCCCGAAAATCAAGCACGAATCCAATCGGTGCTTGACCCGATTATTTCACATATTATCAATCGTATTTTTCCATATATACTGCTTTCAGCAATACTCTTTTTGATTTTATTTATTTTGACCATTGGAACATTTTATATGGTAATGCGCACATCAGCAACAATGACTTACAGCACCAAGATATCAGACCTCTAAAAGTTTACGGAACTCATCGGCATCCATATCCTTCAAATGATTTGTACGCAATTCATCCAAGTAAGGAGTCTCGCTACTGATTACATCCTTATCACCCCTCTTCCACGCGGACCACTTCATCCACTGCTTCTCGCTCATAAGAAGTTCCGCCGTCTCAGTCCGCCCATTGAGCATATCAATCGCCCTGTCGTACGGAAGGAAGTCCTTAATCTGAATGGACTCAAGCGCCTTATGAAGATTGCCCTTGTATTTGATGGTAAAGTACGATTGCTTGAACGGCAGCGACTTCGCCTTGTTCGTATAATCGGATCCCATCAGAACACACATTTCCAGGAATTGTAGGTAGGTAAGTCCAGCGTGATGGAGAATATTGTTCAGTTCATACGCAATCCAGCCCGTGGTATCGCCTGGAACGCCCATCCGCTCAGGAACCAGCATCGTATGAACTCCGCGTGCCAGCAAATCCATATCATTGCTCATCACCGCATCCAGCTCTCCACGGCGCATTAGATACGCCAGTACATTGTCCGCTTCCCCATTAGCATTCAGAAAGAGGACCCCCGCCGCATACAAGAGCCGCTTTACTTCGTCCCGCTCATCGGTTGTTACATAGACCGACCCCGATGCGAGATTGCCAATCTCCTTCGCCAGAGTGTCGCGCTGCTCCTTCGTCATCTCAGCATTTTCCATATCGGTCGTCAACTGCTGCCGCTTCTGGTCGTTCTTCAGCCGCGCCTCATTCCGCTGTTTAATGGTCTCACGCTTCTCATCCGGCGGCTTACCGTCAAAGATCGGTACAGGTATAATATTGTATTCCCTACATTTCGCAATCAGGTGCGCAATGTAAGTAATTGGATGTGTTTTGTTGGCTTTCGCCTTGTAAAGGAAACCAAGAATGTCAATGCCGACACGCTTAGTATTGTAGGAAGCCCAATCGGGTGTTTTTTTGACGGCAGCCGGTGCTGCCCACCGGATCCAGCCGGTTAATCCACGAATGCCCATTGTAGGAAGTAGAAAGTATGAGTGTTTCGGAGTGCTGAATCGGCAATTCGGCAGTAGAGGAGTCAATTTTTTTATCGTTTGAATCCCTCAAGTGCATCCGGCACACTCATTCTTAAACGCATATCCTGCGGAACGGTGGTTTTTGCTAGAGCACGTAGACGCTCCAATTCAGGTGTCACTAAACCGCACATTACATACTGTTTCTCTTCAGGAGTTTTTCCCTGTCCAAAAACCCATAAAAATTCAAAATGGGGGGCGAGGGCGGCTTTGAGCACATAATACGCAAACACACTTGTATTTTCCTCCCATTTATGGGTAGCCCGTGCTAAAAGTTGTGTTGCCTGTAAGTCCTGCCACTTACGCTGTTTATCCCACGATTTCCCATACCACGCACACGCTAACCATTCCGCATACAACTCCGTCCACGCTTCAAACAAATGGGGATTGAGTTTATCGGTCTTATTCATCTTCCAGCAAGGCGCCGGCGTCGGTCCAACCTCCCAATCCCACTTCATAGCGTGAATCATTTCGTGAATAAGTACCCGCTCCCATTCCTCACTACGATAAATCACAATATTTGGAGTACCAACGGTTGTCCAGCCGCCGTTCACCTGCGCTTTCGTCGGCCACTGATTCGCCTTAATTTCACGCGGATCATCGCGAAACCATATATAAATGTTAAATCCTGGTGCGGCGCCTAACCATTTGAGAATAGCATCGGTTGTTCGCGCAACGTCGGTAGCCTTACCAATGACAGGTGTAATCAAAAAGAGTGTGCTTCCCTGCCAAAGATCATATTTGAGTCCTTGGGTTGCTGGGTTTTCTAACAAAGAGAAAATAGTCTGCTGTTCCCAGCCGCTAGCTATCTGTTTTTTTGCTTCGGCGAACTCTTGCTGGCTTAGCGGCTGGGACTGCCTTTGCGGTTTCAACGGGGGTGGCGGAACTGACTGGAGCAGGGCTAGCGCCGACTGGCTCATTTTGTACTGGTGTGTCTTTTTTATGTATTTGCTCGCGCACTTGTTGCAGCGGCAGTAAGGTTGAATTGGTCCGCACGGTTTCAAACAAAAAGAGTACTGCTGATTCTAGCGATAGGGGTGTACGATACGATGTATGTGGCTCAGCAGTTGTCAGCGACTTCATCGCTAGCCAAAAGACATGCGGCTCTAAGAGGGTATGTTGGCGCTGAATGGCGGCGGCGCAACTATCTATAATCTCAGGACCCGTTTGGCAGAAACTGAGTGCCTGATATACAATCGCCCTTAGCCATTGAACAACTTTTAGGTCGGGTTTCCTGCCAGACCGTGCATTCTGAATGAGTGACGCTACCATCTCGTCGTAGAAATCTTGAATACGCCTCGGCCACTGGGCTGGGACCTGATTCGGCAAATACTTCTGAATTTCCTCTATACGTTCAATACGCCCTTCGCATTTCTCATAGGCGAGTTGAGTCGCAAAAAGCGAGGGGACGGCGGTTTGCCACGTCTCATAATTCATTCGCGGCATACGGTAGCGTACAAATGCATCATCTAGAAGCGCAAGCGGACCGGTGATTTCGCGTGCAGTAAGCCAGAGCATACCAGAGGCTTCGGGTGGTAGAACAAACTGTTGAATGATGGCGCGGACACGAATAGCGGCGGCTAAAGACAGACTATGAGCGCGTCTTAGAACAATTAGTTTACGCGATGATGACCGTAGGCTATTGAGCACGTCGCCGCTTGAAAAGAAATTCGTCAGCAGATCGCCAATAATCTGCTTATCTTGCATTGATAGGTTTGGAATATCAATTTCAAAATGATAGGGGCTTGTAAACACTCGGGCTTCATAACTATCGCCTACCGTAAATGTCCTAGTTTCTAGCGGATATGTAATCTTTCCCTTATTTTCTTCTTCAATCAAACGTCGGAGTTCCTTCGTTTTACCGGATCCCGTAGGACCAATAAATAGGAAAGGAATATCCAATCGCTTCATCATTACTGATTATGATGAAGTGATGGGTTTAGACGGGGTGGGGGCGGTGGAGCTCACTGACTGCCCGCCGCCAACGTATCCCGCATATTACTTATGGTAATCGTGGCAATACTTGCCGATATGAGGGTACACGGCAATATAACAATCATAACGATTCCAAGGATAAACTGGATCATTTGTGTAGGATTGTGGCTGAAATGATACAGCGCAAGTGCGTAGGCAACAAGCGAGGCAACAAAACTAAATACGGTCACAATCGCCATAAGTTTCGTGTTTTGTGCCGAATCCTTTGGCAAGAGTGTGCCATAGGTAACTCCTACAACAATGGCTAACATCGCGCAAATAGATGCCGAGACTACATACGGCAAATTAAACGACATACTCTATTATATATTTAGTTTATCGCCTCCGAGCACCTCCTCTTACTGCCGCCTTGGCTGTATCTCCAAACGCCAATGCAAAGCCTTCCCATTTAACGCCGGTGCCGGGTGGAGTTGATATAACAACTGCAATGCCACATAATACCAGAATAGATACAATAAGTGGTACAAAGAATCGGCGAAAGTAGACATCATTAATCACCGGATCTCCGTGGTGTTTGCTCTGCCTTGCGGCTTGAGACTTGTTACAAGAAGGATTCGGTGTATCCATTTACAATGGTTCATCTTTTTCTAATTATACTATAAGAAGCCGGTCAACAATGTCAACATTTCAATGTAGTCCTGCGTTACATCGCCGGGATGGGGACACTTGTTTGCCACATACTGCTCTTCAGCGCTTAACCCGTGCGTGGAACAAAACTCATCCCCGGCATAAAATTAGTGTCCGAAAGACACGGAAAAATGGAAAACAAGCTGCCGGCGAAGAGTCACAGAACAATCTAACTCTCTGGAATCAATTACGCGAAAAGATGAAATCGCACTATAAATGCGATACTGAGTTTTGTGCCGTCAAAAAAATACCTGGAATATCTGACACCGATAAGAAAACGCTCAAAGGCTTTTTCAAACCCGAAAAGCCCCAAAAATGGGATAAGAAGCCGACCGATTGGCTAGACAGTTATAATATTGAAGATGTAATGAAACAATACGAAGACGCCTATCCGTATTTTGATTTTATCGGTCCCGTTCCTATTGATTTTGATGCTAAAGACGAAAATAACTGGGGAAAGTGTATCGTTAATGAACTATGTCATCTTGATTTGAAGGAATTAGCCAAAAAAGGAAAAACAAAGATTGGCATTATCTTTAACTTAGATCCGCACGACGAGCCGGGCTCGCATTGGGTATGTGCATTTATTGACCTTGAAAAGAGTGCCGCCTATTATTACGATTCGTACGGATACAGACCTCAAGAGGAAATTGTACGACTCCTTAAACGTTGTAAGGACCAGGGCTGTAAGAATATCTATTACAATGATATTCGCCATCAGCGAAAAACATCGGAATGTGGCGCATTTTGCTTACTAGTAATTATATGCTTGCTCAAAGGCAAAGAGTTTTTAGATATTTGTAAAACTATGGTCAATGATGACGAAATGAATAAGATTCGTGATATTATATTTGCCGAAGAGACGCCGCGAAAGGGGGCTTTAGAGGAGGCATTAAAAACATTCTGTATCTAATCTTTCAGCGTTCTGTTGGAATTTTACGATATATGTTGGTAGTTTAGAAAGATGTCCGGACGCACGAATGGTCCGCAGCAGAACTTGTTTCTAAACGGGGCGAACTACTCCAAAATCGTAGGATTTTTACGCACACGCTATGCGAAGAAAATGGGACTCTCGGCTCTGCCCGAAAAGGTAGATGAGAAACTCCAAAAGTACACCCAGCATTTTATGACGGAAGTTTCCCGTGTACAGGGACAGGATAAGCCGCAGAATGCTCTTGCGACCGAAGTCATCCGCGAAACCGAAATATCTATGGACGCCTGGCTGCGCAAGCAGCAGGCGGCACAGCCTCCTACTACGGTCTCTGTAGGTACCTATCCGCGCGGCGAAGACGTATCTAAACTCTTCCAAGATACCAGCACCCGCTATGAGAATATGATGGCGTCCCGTGCGCCTATTCCTATTCCGCAGGTCGGTCTCCCCGATTTCCGTGCACCCGAGCCCGAGTTGGACGAAGAGGAAGATCCCGTACTATTGATGCAACGTGAGACGAAGCGCCGCGAGGACCAGGCACGTGCCCTCGGCATCCCTATTGCCCCTCCTGCCCCTGCCTTTCCGAACAGAAGGGTTGAGGCTGCGCAGAATGGCGCGACCTCAGTAATGCCGCCCCGCCTAGAGATTCGCGAGGAGGCGCCACCCTCGGCGACGCAGCCCATCCCGCCCCAAGCCGACCCGCCGCCGCCCCAGCTTGCTCCTAGACCCCAAGACTATATTATCCCCCAGGAGGACGTCGTCAAGTACAGGGAAACCGAGTATAATGTCTTCATTACGAGCTCGGATCGTAATTGGCTCGTCAATAATACCGAAAATCGCTACAACTTCTCCGTCATCTTCAATACCGGTAATACAACTGGGGCTCTCGGTTACAATAGCGCCGTCCAGCAGCGCTTCCGTAATATCCAGCGCATTGAATTCGTGAAGGCGATCGTGCCAATTGAGTCTCTGACCGCACTAGTACGCGTACCTGCCTCGGGCTCATTTGATACGAGCCGTGTTGTCAATATCTTTTCCCTACCCTTTGCCGGCGTCCGTATTGCCGAACTCAACAACAACTCCTTCTCTACGAATCCCGATGAAGATAATACGTTTTCTATTGTACAATACGATGCAACGTGGTCCTCTGATTTATATGTTCCTCAATCATACTTACCTTCTACGTCGGCTGGTTACGGCAATTCGCCTGCCGACAAGACAGGATACACGGTCTTTATCCCTAAATTCCTCAAGACACAGCGTGTCTATACACCAACGCCCCTGGCGACCCTGAACCGTCTAACAATTCGTATGGAGCGCCATAATACAGAGCTCATTAGTTCAGACCCTGACGTCTTCTTCATCAGCCGTATTCAACTCAGCGATTTGCTGACGAATTTTGGTGGCACTGGTACCACAACTGATAATACGAACTACTCCAGTGTTACAGGCACAAATACTGAGAACCCCTACATCTTCATCAAGACGACAAACTATTTCTTATTTAGCGCCATATGCGAGGGCGATATTATTAATATTCAAGGCTGTACTGCTACGCCTGGTGCGAATAACGTAACTGCCAGCGGCGCCGTAGACTTTACAAACTTCATCAACCAATCCGCCGGTCAGTACGTAGTCGCCGTTGGCTATATCAATGTTGCAGGCGGCAACTCTACCATCAACCTTGGACGCAACAACGCCGGCTACTGTAACGTCATTATTATCCGCAATCGTTTTGACAATCCTGCTACCAC